ATGAAGTGGTGCTATAAGATATTTCAAATTACCGTTCTCACGATTGCAGCTGCCTTACTCGGGTGGATGATTGTCGCCAACTGGCAAGTCAACCTGAAATTACACCTCGCAATCAGTGCTTGGATAGGCTCTGGTTTATTCGTATTGTTCATTGGTGCCACGATTGGCCTTGGCAGCTGGTGGTTGAGCCGCCACCAAACTAGCTGGTTAGTTGCAGCACTGATGGGGTTAACTATCTTAAAATTTCCACTAGTTGCAGGGTTAAAGATCGACCCGACCTCAGATTTCTGGAATTACCATACACTAGCCGCGTTTAGTGCCCAAGGATTCACCTGGACCCAACTGTTACACCATGGTATCGTTGGCAATTACGTCGTTTTTCCGCACGCTTTAAATATCGCGAACGGCTACAGTTTAGTCGCGGCTTTTGGCGGGGCCAACTTTTTTGTCAGCCAACTAATCAATATTGGGTGTACTTTAGTCGATATGGTCTTAATTTACTGGCTAGTCGCACGGTGGCTCTCACGACAATTAGGCATCATGGCTGCCCTCATTTTTTACTGGATTCCAGCTTATTGGCTGTACGGCACGCTCTTAAATGGTGGTGAACCGTTCTTTTTCACCAGCGTCCTGCTCATGATGTATGCGCTGACGCGGGCATTAGTTCCACTCACGACGACCACAATCACGGATCGACGACTATACCTAGCGTTAGCGATCGTGATGACTGTCGTGGCCAATATGCTGAGGCCAATCATGGGCGTCTGGCTAATTGCACTGGGTTTGATGAGTTTGTGTGTCCTGCTTAAGTCTCACCACCTTTACCGCGTTCAAGTACGTCAGCTCCTCATATACAGTGCGGTCGTGTTAGGGCTCATGTTCACAGCGACTAATCTCGACAGCTGGTTATATGGCTTTAAGGTTGCGCCAGCCCAAGTTGAAACTTTATACAGCCTGGCTACGGGGACAGATGTTAAAAGTCACGGGACCTATAGCCCGGCACTACAAGCTACCGTCAGCCACGAATTACGGGTGGCGCCCACGTTGACGCAAGCCTATCCGCGAATCACACGAACGATGGCGAGGACTTTGCAGACTAATCTCAAACAAATCAAGCCACAGTTGGGGTCATTTGTTAATGAAAAAATGCAGGGCTTTATTCGTGAGGATTATGGCTATGATTGGAGCTTATATAACTTAAGCCATCATCCCGGTTTGCTTAACCGCCACTGGTTTTATTTAGCCCCTATATTGATTACAAGTGCGACGGTTTATTGGCAGGCAATGCTGGTGATTGCGTTATTCAGTGTTTTAATGGGGCTGGGACTGCTATGGCACCGGCACTATCTCAATCGCTATTTGCTGATGGGAGCGCTGTTACTAGATGGTTGCACTTTAAGTGCCTTACCATTAGAAGTACAGGGCCGCTATCATATTATCTTGTACTTACCAATCCTTATGTTGATGACTTGCGGGATCGCGGGGGCCAAGCTCTGGTGGCGTCAAATCAAGCAGAGTTGAGTGGCAGGGGCCATGTCAAAATCAATGCCCAAATGGATTGTTAGCGTTCGAAGCTCACTGAATGAAAATTAAGCTGATGATATAAAAAAGATTATTGCTGACAGTAGTGACTGTTACTTCAGTAATAATCTTTTTATAATGTTTAAAAGGGGACAGATCGTCTAATTTGTACTATCAAATTATTGTGGCTACGGTCATAGTTAATAGCTGGCACTGCCAGTATCGTTAGCAAATACCACGGATCAATTGACTTTAATGGCCCGTAATCCCCATTTACTAATGCCGATTGGGTGCTCGTCAAGGTGCCAGGACAGCCCGGTGATGACCACTAAATAATTGATTGCTCTTCGCCAACATGTCATGGCAACGGGTTTCAAGCTAGGGCGACAGTCAGTACTATGGGCGATGGATGACGCTGTTAGTGGCTGGGGGGGCGGTTCGGCGTAATTACGCGGGCTAGCAAAATCATTGCTATGAGCCGTCATGTCAATCCGCCAGGCTTCAGCCAAAACGTGTGTTGCAATGGATATTGTCGTCAAAACCATTGAATTGCCCAATTGATCCGATAAAACTGGTGCTGAAGCGGTTTTAGAATGCGTTGAAATGGAATAGGCTTAAAAGTAGGGCGACCGGGGGCTATTTTCGACCGGGTAGGGGTTGTCACAAAAGGTTGAAATGAACCCCAACGACCCATTTGGGCGTAATATCGGTTTGCGTGATGACATTGCGTTCGTGACAACTTGCTGCAAATTATACAATTTTATTAGCCGTGGTATTGAAAAAGCCCATCACCCTGGTAAATTATTCACCAAACTTTTGATCTAGCGCATGTCCAACAAACATATGAGGCCATGGCGAATTATTGTTCGTAGTCTGCAATAATTGTTGACACTAAATTGACTGGCACAATCAGCTTCAATAAATACGCTTAATTTTAGGACTAATGGTCTGAAATTAACAATTTGTCAAGCTACAATTCTGACTAATAATCGCCCAAAAACAGTTGAAAGCTAGGCTAGTTGCCGCTAATTACCGGGGCTTCATACAACCGCAGTACTCAAGGATGCCACTCACATTTATGGTGTTTAGCAAGCGGCCTCTAATATAAATTACGGTAGACTGACGTGGTTGCCGACAAGATAAATTAGTATTACAGACTGGTCTAAATTACACATCTTTACCATTTTTGAACGTGACTGATGATTCGGTTAAGCGCGTGATTGAATACTGTCATGATACGGTTTTTGGCGTTTCCGGTCCATGGCAAATCATGTCTTTTGAAAAAATAAGGCTGTCGTTAGCAAACCATCGATTCAATAAATTGGCTTGAGAAACAATTACGTTCTAAAAGCAATTTTTAAACCCAAGGTGCACAGCAATTCAGTCGATTGACTAACAGTTATGAGCAATAACATCATTAACACAGTCAAAAGCTATTTCATGATGCATGGTGGCCACCTTATGAATCATAATCATATATTCACGGTAAGTCACATCAATATGATTCAGTGAGTTCAGTAGATTTTATAAAAATGTGCCATAAATTAATTTGCCACCCAAAAATTATCGCTGTGCTAGCAGTAAACTTGATGACAATTCACGCGATAAAAGGGGTTTGTTGTGATTATGATGGCTTATGTGTGGATTATGGGTAAATCTAGCTAGGGGGCTTTTTTTACATTTTTTAGTTTACATAATATATATTATACAAAGTAGAATCAAAAAATTGCTCCCCCACGACCTGATTTAGGTCCCCTGTGGTAATTTTTTGATTTTAAGTTAGCTTTCTGGTGATTCAGTTCTCAGATTGTCATTTTGTCGCAATCATTTTGCTGGCTCTAACTGTTCAGAATTTTTCAAGACGTCCGCTTAACTTAAATTATTTTTTATGATTCACAAACATCAACACTAAAATTAGTCGATTGAATTTCAACCGAGCATTTTTCGTTAATTTGGATCAACTTATCTGAATCACTAAAAGTTCGAATGTTTTCAGACTCCTAAATCCAATTATCACTAGTTTGCATGCACGCTCATGATTTGCTGATAACTAACATCGATTTTACGGTTTATTTAAGGGACAACTCTCTTCAACTAATAAACGAACACGCGCTTAGAACGCGTCTCTCAGCATCGGTCAAATCGCTTGTTTTTGTTGTAAATTTATGTTTTAGTTAAAGTAAGAATTCTAACCCAGAAAGGATGTCCTACTATCAATGACCGCTAAATTTCCGTATGCTAAAAGCTTTCTCGCCTCATTAGAAACTGCTGGCAAGCAAGCTAGTACGATTGAGCAATATGAATTAACCTTGGCTGACTTTTTCAACTATGAGCAGCACTTCAATGAAACCTTTGCTAAGGATCAATTATTAGCAGATTTAACTGAGAATGATATTCAAGCTTACTTGGCCATGCTCCGTGAACAACGCCAATTCAAAACATCGACACTGAACAAATGTCTGTCGAATCTAAACGGCTACTTTAGCTATTTATTTTCACACCGAATTATTACAACTTTACCAACCTTTACAATCAAAGGGCAACCCTTGACCAATCGTCAACAAACAACGACCTGGCCAGAGCAATTGGCGGCATGGTTAGCAATGGATGATCTGCATCCATACACCCGCTTATTCTTGTTACTAACGACCAAGGGTTATACTGCCACGGAGATGCTAACCCCAGGGTTTTATCAGCAGTTGAATGCAATTACCTTTACAGCAGTAGAACAGGCTTTTCTGGTTAAACTACGGGCCTATTTGCAGCCATTACAGACTCAAAGTGGTAGTTCGGACCTTTTTTTAAAGCAGCGTCAACGCGGAACCGACCCACATATCACCCTCGCGGCATTGCATAAATACTTGGCGGGTGATAGTCAACGTTTAGGTGTGCCATTAAAGCCGGTTGCATTGCGCCAGGACTTCATGCTGTGGTTTCTCAATCAACACCGGACGACCGAACCGACTGAGATCATGCAACAACTACGGTTAGATGAAACCAGCCTCGAATATTACCAAAACTTGCTACGACAACGTGATTTGCGAACTTTAAAAGCCACTAAAACCGACTAAGTGACACTGATGGGCTAACTGCTACAGTTAGCTTTTTTAGTTAAAGTAACTTTACGTTGTTGCACGATCTTTACATAACTTTACAAACACGTCACAAGCATTACGTGGAATTTGCCAGTTAATTAAGAAGCCTTAAAACGCCTATACAACGCACCTTTTTGCAGTTAAACTAGTTTTATTGAATTTAACTAAAGTATTGAAAGGATGATTTGATGACATTCTATCGTTGGGAGTTTCAAGTCATCCTTGCAAGCCACAAACGTTGATATATATGCAATTTAAAAAACATTTAGATTACCACATTATTCCTTTTGTGGGAGATTCTGTGGTAACTTTTTATTGACTTACAGGTGGTGCCAATTTTAATGAGATTAATCAGAGTATTGAAGGTGAGACAACTGTAATGTGTGATACAATTAATCATCAAATAAATAAGGGACGTGGAAAATTATGAATATCATTTTGAAAACTGGTGTTAAAACTAAGGTAATTAATACTGGCAATAATAATTTTGAAATATCACCTGCGGGACACACACTTACAATTCGGAAAAATACAAATAACGTTTCGTTTGGGGCTGATGCACTAGGTGCATATCGTGAATTGGATGGACAACAATTTGATTCTGTTCATGTTGAAAATGACCCCAATGACTACTTCAATATTGTTGTGCATGTTGAGAATTAACATATGTATGCCCCCCGTTATTGGAGGGCTTTTATTATTGCTTGGTAGTGGTCGTGCTGGTAGTTGTCGGGGTATCCACTCGCTGAACATCAGTAACTACACCTAATAGCCCTAATATGGTCAGCACCGTGTTAACAACGGCCACAATACTAGTCCAGTCACCGGTAAACTTGATACCGAACACGCTCAGTATCTGCTGAATCAGCACAATCACTAGTGAGATTAAACCGGCAATCAGCTTGCCATTCAACGACCCATCTGGGTTCTTTAAACTAATCTTCTTCAATTTAACCCCTCCTCTAAAGGAACTTCTCAATGACATACACTAGCAACGTGACAACTACACCGCTGACCAAGACGCCAATCAGCCAATTTTGAATCTGTGTCACTCGGTCTATTCGATGTTCAACCTCAACTGACTTGGCTAAAGCTTTGTCCGACTTGGCATCAATGTCATCAACTTGATTAAGCTTATCTTCAATGTTCTCCACTTTAGCTTTGGTAGCTGCCACATCCTTCTGAATATCCATAAGCATCTTAGTTGTGTCGTTAATATCGCCTTGCATTAGTAGGTCACCCGCTTCCCATAATCATGCCCATTGGTAACACCTAGCTTGATAAAGCCATATAGGCCATTTGAACGGGTGTAACGTGCCCATACAAAGTCGTGTTCAATAATGACGGCATTGTAAGTCACACGCTCACCCTTGTAATAGGTAGCTATTTGACTCACCTTGTCACTATCCGTGTAACGCACTGCCAGAGTACGGCTAGGATAAAACACTCCTCGTTGGCTGTATTTAACAACCTTAAAGGGGGCTTTCTTAGTTGCCTGAGCCTTCTTAACATTGGTTTGGGCTTGTTTCTTGCTAGCAGTCGTATAACCCGATTTAGTAATGCCCGTTAGGTCAACATTGCCATCTAATCCGCCTGCTTTGTAAGTGCTCGTAAACTGGAAGATAGCCACACCGTCCATGCTAGGGAACCAGTTATAATCCGGCTTAGTTCTAACCAGATAGTCCGGGTATTCAGCTAGCCATAGGCAATTACCATAGGCACGTACAATGGCACTCACATTAACATGGGCATTGAGGTAGGCCTTACCGGAGTATAGCATCGGTGTATAGCCGTACGCCTTAATTAACTTAAATTGAGCTTTAATGACATTAGTGTTGGCTGTCACGCTATTAGAAGCCCCATCCTCATAATCTAGCGCTACAATACTACCCTTGGGCGTCCTAACACGTGGCAAGTAATAGGCCATCATAGCCTTAGCGTTAGTCATGTTGCCACCAACACCGTCCCATAAGTACGTGTGTACCCGTTTACCAGCCTTCTTAGCACTAGCAACTTGGCTGTTATACGTGGTCTGAGGGATATTAGTACCGCCATAAAAGCCACCCGCCTGTGATAGCACGAACTTATCGGTGCTATAGCCGAATGTTCCACTATTACCGTTATACTTAGACCAGTCGACTCCTTGGTCACGGCTAGTTGACGCCTGACTGTTTAAATTGACCATTAAAAAGGCCATAAAAATGGCGCCCACCGTTAAGATGAGTGCCTTTAATTTGTGCTTATTCAATTGTCTACCTCCTATTCAAGGCTATTATTAATTTGGAACTGTAACGTTGACTCACTCGGGTAAATTGACGTCCCAGTACTATCAACCACCCATACTTCTAGCTGATAGTTTCCCGCTGTTAAGCCGGTCATTAAATCCGCTGTTAAAGCTAGCACAATCTGACCAGTCGTTGGGTCTGTTAACTTAGCTGGGTCAACTGTGGCCGACTTAAGATAGCCACTAGCATTACCCAATTTAACGGTAATTGAAGTGACCTTAGTTAAGTCAGTTGCCACATTATCATTGCCACAAATTAACGTAAAGCTAGTGGTGGTATCACCAATTTTAACCGTTTGTGGTGAAGTATCGGTAAAACTAAGTGTCTTAGCCATTTGCTAGACCTCCTTAGTGGTGGTTGTCGTAGTCGTGGTAACTGGCTTTAAAGCAGTCAGATTATCAATCAGCGTGTTTAACACCTTTAATTTAACGTTATCTGCTCCCCCAGCACCTCCAGCAATGGCAGTGTTAAAGTCATCCATGGTAATACTTACCTGTGAACTGATACCAAGTGTATTAATCTGAATGCTGATTGTCATAATGTTGTTCGTGTAATCTGGTTTATAGTTTGTAATCAAGATACTATCCATTTAGTTTGGCCTCCAATTTGTTTAATCTAGCTTCTAGTTCCATATTGTGCCCGTTTAATTGGTCAATTTCTTTCTGTTGCTCCTGTACCGTGGCTAGGGTGGCGTTTAAAAGTACACTGTCATCCACCCCATTTAGCTTGCCGTTTTCATCACGACTAATAAATACGTCTGGCAATTTCCACTGTTTTGTTACATTAACGTCGTCAACAATGCTAGATAATCGCAAATGACTGGTATTATCGTCAGTTTTGTACTGGTATGTTGCCAGGTCAATTGAGTTAACTAGTTGTGCCCAATAAGCTGTGTCAACCTTTTTAACGTCCTTCTTAACACTTAATAGTGAAGATTTAACTAAGCTATTATAGTGAACGTCACCAGCATAGATGTCGTTGGCACCACCCCTACCTTTAGCAAAGTGAATAGCACCACCATCAGCACTAGTAAACGTATGGCCGGTATTAATTTGGAAGTTACCAATATCTAGCTCACGTTTAAATTGAATGGGGTTTGAACCAGCACTATCAATCCCAAAGTTAGCAACATCTTTGCCAGCATTAGAAGTAATCCGCCACCAAGTCGCATTGGGGTAGCCAATAATATTACCGTAGCTATTCATAGTAATCCCAGTAGTTTGGTTCTGGTCAGTCCCACTAAAGTTAATCGCTTGTGTTGTACCGTGCAAGCTTAATCCAGTGCTGGCATCTAATATTGTATAGCCAGTTGTCTTCATGCCGGTTGCTGTAAAGTTTGGGTCTTGTGAGGTTGAATAACCTTCTAGTAATGCTAGTTGTCCAGCGCCTAATGCTATGTCAGCTGCTGAATATATACCAGTTGAAAGTTGCTTCATACCACGAAAATTAGTCTTTACCGAACCATCCTTAATGACCGTTCTTAATGCAGCGGGGTCATTAGCAATTGTCCCAAATGACGTACTAGTAACTGAACCATCTTGATTGATAGTTAGTGGATAGCTAGTGTTGCCATATTGATTTAGCTTATTACCAGCATTGAACGTTGTCCCATTAATGGTTGAGCCATTAATCGTAGAGCCATTAATAGTACCAGCATTGATAGTTTTACCATTTAGAGTCCCCGTGATATTAGCACTAGGAATTATTACAGGGTTAACCGTATCAAAATAGATATTTTTACCAGCTAGCGTTAGTTGACCACTAGATGATATTAGGGTATTACCGGCCTGAATATTAATCTGGTCAATCAAGCCATCTTTAGTAACTCTAAGGTTAATATCATCAGACATTTGAGAAATCATAGAGTCTTGACCACCATATACGTAAGGTGTGGCCACACCACCAAGTTCTAGTTTTAGCTCTGTAAAGAATAAACCAGAAGAAGCGCTATTATTAGACCCGATGTTGTCAACTCGAATATAGCCTTCGTTATCATTAGCTCCAGTTGTGAAAGTAACCGTATACTGGTCAATATGTGACGGAGAAGTTACCAAATTCGTAAACAGTCCGTGAACGATATCGTAATCATTAGTAGACCCATAAGTCCTAGTTAACAAATAGACATTTGCACCGACAACATTAGAAGATGCAAAAGCTTTAAATTGGAACGTATAAGTTGTATTTGGTGATAATGGAAAACGATTTGAGCCAGCGGCGGCAGTACCATTTTGAGCTGTATTTAAATAAAGCAGTGCCCCAGTGCCGTTCTGGTAGAAAGTATGTGTAGTCACTAATAGTTTCCGGTCAGTTGCCCCCCAGTTCATTAATGTCCAACCAGTAAGTGGGGTAGTAAAGTTGCTTGAATATGGAATTAAGTTGGCATTATTAGCATCTGATTTAGAAACCTTGCTAGCAATCATATCCTTAGTCTGTGTTTGATAAGTTTGAAAGTCACTAGATTCTACCTTGCTAGATATTTCCTTAGCGGTTGTAGCTTGATAGGCTGAAAAGTCACTAGTAGCTACCTTTTGGGCTATCAAGCCAGCGGTAGTTGTTTGATAAGCTGAGAAGGTGCCATTATCAACTTTGCTAGCAATTTGACTAGCCGTCTGCGTTTGATAGGTTGAGAAAGCACTATTACTTACTCTATCCGCTATCTCACTAGCAGTCTGTGTTTTATCAGACGCATACTCTGAGCTAGAAACTTTGTCATCAATCAGGTCAGCAGTCTGTGTCTTGTACGTGTTAAAGTCGTTAGACGACACCTTACTATCAATCGACTTAGCAGTTGTAGCTTGGTAGGCTGAGAAGTCCTTAGTAGCTACTTTGCTAGAAATTAAGTCAGCAGTCTGAGTTTTGTAAGTTGAGAAGTCGCCATTATCAACCTTGCTAGCAATCTGACTAGCGGTTTGTGTTTGGTATGTTGAAAAATCACTATTACTTACTCTATCCGCTATCTCACTAGCTGTTTGTGTCTTGTCAGACGCATACGCTGAGTTAGAAACCTTGTCATTAATCAAGTCAGCAGTCTGTTCCTTGTAGGTTGAGAAGTCGTTAGAAGAAACTTTTGAAGCAATATCCTTATCAGTTTGTGTCTTATCAGTCTTATAAACACCATTATCAACTTTTGATTCAATCAAGTTAGCAGTTTGTGTCTTATAAGTTGAGAAGTCGCCATTATCAACCTTGCTAGCAATCTGACTAGCAGTTTGTGTTTGATAAGCTGAGAAAGCACTATTACTTACCATCTGTGATATTTGACTGGCTGTCTGTGTCTTGTCAGACGCATATGCTGAGTTAGAAACCTTGTCATCAATTAAGTCAGCAGTCTGCGTTTTATAAGTGTTAAAATCACTAGATTCAACCTTACTAGATATTGCTTTAGCAGTTGTCGCTTGATAGGCTGAGAAGTCCTTAGTGGCTACCTTTTGGGCTATCAAGTCAGCTGTCTGAGTTTGATAGGCTGAGAAAGCACCATTATCAACCTTCTGTGCTATCTGACTAGCTGTCTGAATTTTGTAACTAGCATATTCTGAGTTAGCAACCTTGGTGGCTAGTCCATTTTCTAGGTCAGCAATCGTTAGCTTGGAACCGTCTTTGAGGTCTGTCACTGCTTGACTAGTGACTTTACCAGTATCTATTGCTGTCGTTGCTTGGCTAAAGGCATTATCAGCGGTACTTTGAGCTTTGGCTGTAGCTGTAGATTGTACGACAATATCAGCACTGGCTTGACTACCAACTACTTGTGCTTGGCTAAAGGCATTATCAGCCGTACTTTGAGCCTTAGCAGTAGCTGTAGAGTTACTACTTATCTCAGCACTAGCTTGACTACCAACTGCTTGTGCTTGGCTAAAGGCATTATCAGCTGTACTTTGAGCTTTAGCGGTAGCATTAGACTGGACCGCTATTTCAGCACTAGCTTGACTACCAACTGTTTGAGCTTGGTTAAAGGCGTTATCAGCCGTACTTTGAGCCTTAGCAGTAGCTGTGGAGTTGATGTTTATCTCTGAATTAGCATAAGCATACGTGCTATCAGCGGCTGATTTAGCGGCATTCGCTGTAGACTTTGCGATTAAAGCGGCACTATCAGCATTTTCTGCCTGACTAGTTGCATTATCAGCCGTATTTTGAGCCTTGATAATTTTGATACCATCGTCAGTTAATATGACCTGAGTTGCATTAGATTCAGCCATTTATAATCCCCCTTTCTTTAATCATCTGTATTAACATTGTTGTCATTTATCGTCCCCTTATCAATCGTGCTAGCTGACGGCCTATTTATCATTGGAATGGTATACACCTTTTCACGTTCCATTGAAGCCGGATTAATTAATAAGGCGTTGGTGTTAAACGTAAACAGCATATAAGGCTGACCATTTTGATAAAAGACATTGCAAGTTTCAACTTCACGGTTCTCATCGGTCAAATTAGGAAAATCTAGGTCATTATCCAGATAAACCTCAAACTCAGCACCTTTATGCACGACATTTAAAGCCCATACCTTATGTGGGTCCTCATTTGTTTCTTGACCACCACCGGCCGCAAAGTAAAAGTAAGGGAAGTCTAAACATTCAGATTGATAAGTGTTCTTATTAAAATCAATCCCATAATCCGTGATATTAAAGTTGTATAACACGTTGTAATTACCTGCCAACAGGTCACTAGCTTTGAGAATGTCGGTACTACCATCGGAATAGCCAATTGAGACCATATCATGTTGACGGTCATAGTTAATGCGACCATACCCTTTAAGGGGCATAACCTGTTGAACTCGTTTATCAGTAGGCTGTAAGGTAACTCCCGGTAAATAAGGGAAACGCACGAGAATGTACTTATGGTCATTCTTCAAGCTCACAATGTTCCAGATATAGACCGTGTTATTAACTTCCTGTACCCCAAATGTCCCACCATGACGCCCATGGATTTGTAACATCACCGACTGCACGGCAAACTTGCTATCCTGTAAAGCAAACATGGTATCACCAGAGCCACCGTCATCACGAGCCCGACTAGTTAGATATTGTCCATTGCTTAAGCGTGCCATGTATTGAGTAGCTGAGTGGGCACCATTATCATCAGGTCCATAGACGCCTAAATAGCTAATCCCAGTGGGGTCTAGCTTAATTTCCGGGTCATCTTGGATATAATCGGATTCAATTGTCCCATGTAAGGTACCAACAGCGTTATCAGCCGCATTAATTAGGTAGCCTGTTTGCTTATAGCTACTATCAACCGTGCCATCAGTGTTATAACGGCGCCAGATAAAGCCCTTGCTGTCAATATATGATGAAATATTGGTGCTACCTTCCCAAGCCTGTAAGATTAAGCGCTTAGTCTGGGTGGTATCAGTGAAATTGTTACCGTCAGGCGTTAAAGCGACCGGCTTAATCGAACTAGCATCCTTCTTAGCTTCATCAACCGCCTTACTGAGTGCATTTTGATACTGCATCATCCATGCTGGGGTGGCAGCTTGAACAGTTGTATACTCGCCAAAGCCAACCGTGTTGCCATATGGGTTAGCAAAGCTGATTGTCCGTTGAATAACCCGGCCACTAGCGTCTAATACCGGCTCAATTAACTCATCTTTAAACCTGATAGTGGCGCCTAATGGTGGATTAAAGTTAGGTGTTACATTCACCTCATAATACGTTCTAGGGTGGTTGTATAGCTTAAGCATGTCTTTAGCCCATGACTTTAAACCGGCTGAGTTACTAATCTGATTAGCAGTAACAATGGCTTCATAGTACAGGCCAGCTTGCCAATCGGGGTTATATCGCTGGTTGGCATCATCATCAACGATATAGGGCTTACCATCATTGACCACTGCAATCGTGCTACCGTTAGCACCATAAGGAATCAGCTTAGTCACAGGTGTTGATACCGTTGTCCGCTTAATGCTAGTCATGTTCTTACCGAATACAGCCTCGTTATAGACCACGTCATCATTAAGATGGTCGGTAATGACACACACCTTTTTCGTGATGTTCCCTTGGCTGTCAATCTCAACATAAGGGTCAATTTCAACGTTATAGGTTTGAATGAGTGTCTGTAATAACGTGCTAGCTTTCGTTTTTCCATCAATGGTAATTGTCGGGGTCATCACATTAGTTGTCTGATAGTCTAGCGTCCAACCAGTGGCATTAAAACACTCGTTAAAGGCCGTCTGAATCGTGCTTGTACTAGCTGTATTGGCTATCGGATAATGATGAGCTAAACTGTACAAACACAGATTGGTGAAGTTAGCCGTTGTGACGTGTTTAACAGCTGCGGTATTGCTCTCCTCCACGCTGTATATACGCATGACATACCAATGACCCGATAGCTCGTCATAATAAGCTAGGTTGTTACCAGCCACTACCTTATCTGAATCTGGCTGGCCTTGAAGCACGTCTAATGAGCCTTGGTGGTCGAACTTCTTAGACTGGGCATTTAGGTTAATTGTGCCATTAAACGTGTCATTAGTACCCACGTTGACGTCATCATCATAGCTAGTGCTAGTTGTGTCTGCATCGGCTAGTTGAATCTTGATGCTGTCATTAGAGAACTTAGTGGCACCATCCACGGTCAGGGTACCAATTCGCTTTAAATTTGAATCTAGGATTAAATACTGGTTATTTAAAGCCATCTGTTAACCTCCTTATTTTAGTTATGTAAAAAGGCCACCCTTAATTGGTAAGCCTTTAAAATGTTACTATAGTAATCTGGGTAGATATTTAAGTGTGATTTGTGCGTCATCTAGGTCACCAATCATAGTTAGGCTATTAACCCCCGGACTAAGCTTGGGATAATCAGTTGACCAGATTGGACTAGCTAGCTTACCGCCCACTGTGGTGCTATCAGTCTCACAATTTAGGACAATCTCTTGACCAGCACTAGCAATATACTTAGGCTTGTCTTGAGCCACGTTATTAACTTGGTAAATGTCTAGGTGAGTGATTGATAGATAAGGGTTTTCATAGCCCACCTTTTGGTCATCCTCGGTAATTGAATGCTTGAAGAACACTCCACCGATACCACCTAAAGCCGATTGATACTTTGAATCCCTATCAACAAACGTGCCATGAACAATCAGGAACCGTTTAGGGTCTCTACATGGTTGCCCATTATGACTGCCACTGGTGTAGTATTGCGTGATTGACCAGCTAAACACCTTGCCATTCTTAGTTAAATCTAATTCCAACCAACTTGTGCTTAGTGCCGACTTTTCTTCTTTGTTGACCACCGTTGTATACTTATCAACTTTACGCTTAATCGTTCTAGTGGTTACTTTGCCATGCCTATTGCGTGAACGTTTAACCACTGTCTTAGTCGTAGTGCCAGTCTTAATTTTAATCTTCTGGTCACGGCCATTGCTAGAACTACCAGATGGGCCTTTGCCATTGCTAGAACTACCAGATGGGCCTTTGCCATTGTAGAACGTCTCATGTTTACCATCGCCACCGGCAAACGTGCCACCCGGCTTAGTGATTTGTAAGTAACACGTTGGTGTACCACCGGAATTAGTATCAGCTAGACCAAAGCGACCAATCGTTGCCCCATTCGGGTCTAATAACAGGACTTCCACACGCCCCATTGCACGCCCATTATGAGTACCTGAGTGCTTAATGTGGTGGATTCTAGTCTTAACTCGATAATTGATTAAACTGTTAGTCATACCGGTAAAGCGAACACCTGGGCCATACCAGTCTGGCTTGTGACTACCATACTGTTTAACTCCATTAGCATACTTGACCATTAACACTTGGGTATCTCGGTTACTATCAGCTTCACCTTGATAAGTGTACTTGCCAGCGGTCTTCATTTGAGCAATGGCATTGGTATCATTAGTCCACTCAGCCATAGTATTTAATACGTCACTGTTAACAACCTGCGTGTAAGGCTGTACGGCCACCGCTTGGTCTTCATCACTATCTGGACCTAGTCCATATTCACCACCATTTAGGGTAAAGCCAATGTGCTTTAAATCCCGCTTAGGTATGACCTGAATAACCGGCTCTGTTCTAGCGGTACCATCAACAGTGATTGTATTTAGCCCATTCTTTAAGGGTGTTTCAACCTGTGGTAAGGTTGCCCGTGGGTCGGATTGCACAAAGGTAATGGTTAGTGCCATGTCATACATACCCGGGTTAATCGGGGCCGGGTCACTAATTGCGGTAATATGTCCCCAATATGTCACCTTAGGTTCAAAGCCAAAGATTAGTGGATACTCCTTGTTATTATCACCGGGGTCATCACTTAGTAGCAGACCACTTAAATTGTGCATAATCTGATTAAATCTGTCTTGGTTATCAGCACAGTAGATTGACACTGGTATACTAATCGTCCGACTAGTAAAGTCCGTGCCATTAAACTGGTTACCATACATGGCCGGTATATCAGTCACTTGTTCAGCCATGGCCGGTGCACTAGGCAATACCACGTTACCCATTTCAACCTGTAAATCGTCCCGGCTATTTAAACCGGCATACTCAAAATCATCTCGTTTTAAGGTCACGATTTAACCTCCTTTTTAAGTTTAGCTATGTAAAAAGGGCGCCCAATTAAGAACGACCCTTTGATTGATGGCTTTAATAGCCCATCATTTGTGAATATTGTGAAGCTGTCTTATTATCCGATTTAACGGCATTGACCACATCAGATTTAGCAATGACTGCTTGTACACTACCTTGGCCTCATACTAAAGCCGTCAATAATGCAATGACTTTATCAAGCTTCTCATTACTTTCACTGTTAGTAGACGCAACCTGACTACCATTGTTGCCATTTACCACTTGGTTAGCCTGTGTAATTAACTGGTTAGCCCGTGATTTATTAGTCAATGGCACCACCATTTCAGGCTTGTTATGTTCGGCAACCTCAATCAACTGGTTAGTGTTGATAATGCCACCATTTTCAAACCGTTTATGACCTTGTGGGCCACTGTGTAACCAGTCGTACTTACCATGGCCCCAGATAGAGGTATTACCAGTGGCATTAAGATAGTCAGAGTTGTTAAGGAACGCCAACACTTGGTCCAAGCTCGACCTGAAATTGTGATGACCCGGATATGCAAACGCATCAAAGGTTGTCTTAGTAAACTGCAATGGACCACCGGCTGGGTTACCATTAGCAGAGTTGACATCTGAGACAGTTTGCATGATATTGCGGTTACCAGTTTCACTGTCGGCTGTCTTGATAATGGCTGATTGCATCTTAGACCAGTATTCACGAGGAACCTTAGTCATTCTAAGTGCTTCGTTAATCATACTGTGAGTAATGGCGCCACCTTCAATAGAGCCACCACCGTCATCACCGAACATGTCAGCTAGCTTACTAATGAATGACCAGAAACCACTACCTACTTGCTTCTTAATCGTGCCTAACAGCCCACTAGACTTAGATGACTTATCCGAGCTAGTGCTATCTGATAATCCCGGTACTCGCCCATATCCAGCGAATGACCCATAGCCACCGCCATGAACTTTACTGATACCCATACCGTCTTTTTCATTTTCAGCACTGTAAAACTCGCCATGGCCGGTGTATACCCCAACGTGTTCGCTACCACCAGGGCCAAAGAATACCAAGTCACCTGGCTTAGGGTTGCTGACATGCTTAGATGCCTTATACTGCTCACCTGATGTCCGTGGGAAGCTAATACCCATCTTCTTGAGCGTGTACTCAACTAAGCCGGAACAGTCGAATGCACTCGGCCCAGCAGCACCCCAGACATACTTGTTAGTGGCACCATACTTCTCCATGGCTTTGACTAGGCTAGAACTTGAACCAGTGCCACCATCTAGGCTGTCACTAACGTCACCCCATAAGGTTGACCACCATGTCTTAGCTTGCTTCTCAACGCCATTAAATAGGCCGTGACCAATGTTGCTCATGACACCTGAGATGCCCTTAGAAGACCAACTAAACAGGTTCTCTAACGACTTAACTGGGTGAGCAATAATGTTAGTAGCGGTATTGAAGAATTTCTCTAAACTGCCTACCTTTTTACCAACCCAGCTAGTTACACCTGAGATACCACTAGTAACACTGTTTAGAATATCACCAAAGAATCCAGTACCTTTCGCGTACTTGGTAACTCCTTGCATTGCCATTAACATGGCCGTCTCACTAGCGCTCAATACCTCAGTGCCAGCTGGTAACATCATCTTAGTGTTACGGCCTTGAACAATGCCTGAATCGCCATTTGGTAGCATGACCATTTCTTTATTGCCAGTTTGTGGGGAATCATTACCATCATTTAACATTGCCATAGTAGGCTTGGTAATTGGATTACGTGACCCACTAAGCACACCAGTACCTTCGGCAAACTTAACATGGTCTAAAGTAGGTATAGTTCTCTTATTCTTGCTACCAAAACTATGAATTACTGCGTCAACTGCTTTAATGCCATCATTAATAATGTCAATGACATTGTTCATACCGTCTCTAGCAAACTTCTTTAGATTCTTCCAAAGACCTTTGAATATATTTTCAACGCCGGTACCTAAGCTAGACCAGCCACCCTTAAATTTACCTTTAAAGGTTGACAGCCAGCTACCCATGGACTTGCCAAACACTCTAGTATGACTCAAGTCTTTGTTCCAGTAACTATGCAAGTTAGACCGCATGGTGTTCCAGTGGCTATTCCAACTATGTGACCAGCTCTTTTTCCAGCCGTCCCACTTCTTACCCATGCTACCAAAGAACTCTCTAGTATGTTTATAAGAGCTGTTCCATGCACCATGCAATTTACCAGTCGTAGCATTCCAGTGGCTACTCCAGCTCTTTCTAAAGCTAGACTTCCAACTGCCCCACTTCTTACCAACACTACTAAAGAACTCTCTAGTGTGCTTAACGGAATTGTTCCAGTTGTTCCTGAGCGATTTACCCATGTCTGACCAGTGTTTATTCCAGCCCTTTTTGAAGCTAGATTTAAAGCCATTCCACTTCTTGCCAACACTACTAAAGAACTCTCTAGTGTGCTTAACCGAGCCATTCCAGTTATTCCTGAGTGATTTACCCATGTCTGACCAGTGCTTGTTCCAGCTCTTCTTAAAGCCAGATTTAAATTTGTCAAATTTCTTTCTAATGTTGTTGACAGTATTTCCAACTGTTTTAACAGCCTTAGACCCCCATTTTAGCAAGCCTTTGCCAAAGTTAACCACTGCTTTAAACGTCTTGTTAACCCATTCACGGAACGGCTTAATGTGCTTGTATGCCTCATAGAATGCTACACCTAATGCAACCACAGCAGTTAAAACTAGTCCAATGGGATTAAGTAGTAACAACCTACCCAATGATAGAAATGATTTACCTAGTATTTTAATACCAGCACCTAGCACACTGAATGCCTTAGAAGCACCCTTATAAGCAATCTTAGCCGTCCACTTCAAGCCCTTACCAATCTTGCCACCGACTGATTTAGTATGTGTCCACATACTGCTAAGCACACCTTTGGCCTTAGTGGTTGTTACCCTAGCAGCCATCTTTAACCAGCGTCCCATTCCAGTTCCTGAACGCTTGACAAAACTTGCAAACTTGGTTAGTTCACGCTTACCCTCAGCTCCATCAACCTTTGGTTTGAACACAATTCGGCTAAGCTTACCACCTAGGCCCTTCGCCAAGTCTAAGCCACTAAAGGCTAGCTTTAATGCAGATATACCCTTACTTGCGACATATGCACTAGAAGCTAAACCTGCGAATACTTTAGGGTGTTTCTCAGCGAACCCACCAACAATCTTCAATATTGGTTCAATGTCCTTAAGAGATTGTACAAACACATTGAAAGATGTCTTGGAAGCAGTCTTCATTGAGCCAAAGAATGACTTTATTTCTTTTTTATGAGCAACAATATTAGCGCCAACTTTATCAATGCCTTTAGCTAGGTTAGCCAACATTTTATTGAGGCTATCACCAACATTAAAGTTTTTACCAGCAAACGCTTTAGTTATGTCATTAATCTGCAAGGCTAGTGCATTGCCAACATCTTTAAACTCAGATTTAGTATTTTTATTGCCAATCCACTTGGTAAACTGGCCCATTAATGGGGACTTCATATTGGCAATTGGCTTGTAAACGGCGTCTAATAAAGCCGGCATTTGAGTCTTGATTGACCGTTCCATACCGGGTATGGTCTTCATCAAGTTTTCTGAGGCTTTGGCATACTTGCCACCAAGAGAGTTCATGACTTCCTCAGCGTCTTTAGCACTAATCTTGCCGGCACTCATCTGGTCACGTAGTGTTGACATGGTTAGCTTACTGTTATGCTGTTGCTTCTTTTCAAACTCTAGCATTTTACCAGCGTACATCGGCAATTGGTCGTTAATCATGTTAAAGTCACCAAGTTGCATCTTGCCACTTGATAGCATATGAGTGAAGTTAGTGCCTAGTCGGGTAACATTCTCATCACTTAGGTTAAGCGTATCACCCAACGTTAAGATGGACTTAGTTAATTCTTTAGTCCGTGGTGCATTATCAAACACATGGTAAAATGACTGGTTAAGTTCATCAACCACATTAATGTTTTGGTTGAATGCTGAAGCTAACTCATTGCCAATGCCGACCATTTGTTTACCTTTTCCGTTTGAACCAGTTAAAGTAGTCCATGTGGCCGTCATTGTACGTTGCTTGTTATCGTATTCTGTTACAGCACTAGTAAGTTCGCCAAAGGATGCCGTTATACTTGATAAAGCATTGGTAACCCCATTAGCAACTAAGTGGGCGCCTAATATGGTACCAAATAAATGAGATGTCTTCTTAGCCTTGTCATCAACGGAATCTAACTTGGACCGTACACCTGACATAAAGCCATGTGGTTCTTTTTCCATCGCCTTAACTAGCTCATTTTGGCTAGTCTTAAGCTTAGCCATACTAGTGGCGGTCTGATTAACACGAGTCTGTTGTAGCTTGTAGGCGTCACTAGTATCACCACTAGCTTTTCTAATTCTGTCTAGCTCATCTGATTGAGCCTTATACTGGGCCTCCATGTTAGAATATGCCTGTTTTAAGCCACCCAATTTAGCCTTGTTAGCTTCGGCTGACTTACCTTCTGCTTCTAGGCGCTTCACATAGGACTCACTTAAAGCTGTGCTCTGTTTATAGCCCTTTTGTAGGTCGGCTAAACCTGAATTGTAATACTGTAGCCTATTTTTAGCACGGTCTAACTGACCACCCATTGAGTCGTATGACCGACTAGCCTTGTTAATTTCATCGGTCAGCTTAGTATATTCAAGCGCACCATCTTTAGTGTCTTTATTTAGACCAGATTGACGCTTTTTTAACTCATCAATTTTAGACTTCTGCATCTCCATTGATTTAGCTAACCCGTCTACCCTAACTGCTGTGGCCTTTTGATACTCTCCAGCTGATTTAAGTGCAGTCTCTTGAGCCTTCCAACCACTAGTGTTAGCTTTAACCTCGGCTGTTAATTGTTTGAGAGATTTAACGGCCTCAGCACTATCTAAGCCGACTCTGCTGGTCATCTCACGACCGACTACTTTTTTAGCCATTTATTTAACCTCCTTTATTTAATCTGTCTAGGCACAAGCGCTTATAGACCATATGTTGAGTTGATGGCCTCTAGTGGGTCAACTAGCTCAGCACGGTCTTCCTTCTTACGAGCGTTCAAAGTTGCCATCATACTAAAAAAAGAGCTACCATCGAATTCTTTCGGTGATAACCCCTCGGTTAGTAGTTGTTGAGCTAGCAGATTGAAGTCTTCCTGTTGGTTTTTCAACTTTAGGACTTCCTTTTTAAGCTCACTGTTACGCTTGTGCCGGCTTATTTTGACGACTTAGCGTCTTCAATAGCTTTACGTTGCTTCTGTTCAGACAATTTAATATCAGCGTCTGAGATACCGTTTAAACGCATAATTAGGTAACCAACACCTTCACCAAATTTATCAATTGAGACGGTATCATTAATCGTTTCCATCTGCTTGTCAGTGTATCCCATGACCCGTTGTACAAAGTCGACCATTTCGTCCTGTAATTCTAGGCCGTTTTTCATCGCATCTAGTTCAGTAACTTCCTTCTCAGTATCTTGTGATTCCAACATGCCGATTTGAACCTGTGTAGCTAATCGAATGATATTGTTAGTTGGCGTTACATCAGCCGTCTTGTTGATTTTAAAATAGTTTTTAGCGTTGATTTTCATAGTTATTTGTACCCCTTTATTTAAATTTTTATGTATTAAAAAGGCCACCAAGTTGAGGGAAGCCTTTTAAATGTTGCTATTATGGTTTAACAGTTGTCGTAGTCGTAGAAGCTGGACTTAACACATAGCCACCAAATGTTTCAGCGTATAGCTTGTCTAGTTTGAAGTTAGCGTCATTTGATTTGGCAATCATATAAGGCTGTTGTACCCCATTTGCAGCTAAGAAAATATCTGGCTTCAATGGTGTTAAGACGGTACCATTGAGGGCTGTTGAGTAAGCAGCTTCACTGTTTGTATCAGTACTGTTATTAGATGCTTCTTCGACAAACTCGATGTTGTTGAAGCATTCATAGATTGAAATGTCACCATCTAATGATTGTGATTCGGCAATCATCGCCACATGTGGCTTAGGTAATTGTCTTACCCAGGCACCTGTATTAGGATTTTGTGTAAACCCTTTAAGCATTTGATTAATCTTGAAGTCCAAGTCTAAGGCAGTTAAAGCCAGTGTAGGCATAGACTTACCGTAGGCCGTCCGCTTGATTTGTCCATTACCCCACCCGGGAGTTCCAGCTGCTTCAATAGCAGTCACGTTAATTTGACTGAAACCTTCACCTTGGTGGTCAGCAACGTAGATACCATCAGTAGATAGACCTTTGGTAGCGTCTTTAATTAAGTCGCCATTATCATCTAGCAAAGCAAAAGTTGCTTTTACAATGTTGTGTTTTGACATTTATAAATCTCTCCTTTAAATCATTTCATTTTTCGTTACGTAAATTGTTTTGGTTACTTGGTCGGTATCCGGGTCAGTTGTGTGGTGCTGGCTAGATACGATTAACCAGCCGGCCTCTTTAAAGCTCTTCATTAAAGCTATTTCAGCTTCTAGTGGGTTAAAGTCATCAGCTAGGTCAACCTTGTAGAAGATTTGAATCTCAACACCCATTGCTAGGCCTTTAAACGTGTTGTTTGCAAGATAGGCCGGGCTTGAATCGGTCTCTTGCAATAGCATGACTGTAATATCAGTGTTGTCTAAGTCTTCTTTAGGTATGCTGTTAAGGTAGACTTTATCTAGCCATGTTAAATTGAGGGAATTAACTAGGCTGGCTACCTGTGATACTGGTAATAACACTAGTCATCGTCCCCTTTCTTATACTCATCTAGCATGGCGTTAAAGACATCATCTTGGCTGTCGGCTAAGTTCTCATCGACAAAGTGGTCAGCCTTAATGTGCTTAGTCCCATCGTTTAACCGCATGGCGTTCATGTCATGGTATTTATTAGTCCAGCCTACAATCGAGCTTCCATCATGCTCACCATCTATATCGTTGCTGTTATAACTTATATTGTCAGCCATGTGTCCGTACTTCTTGTCTTTATGACTTGAATAGTGTTTCTTTCTCGTGACTTCGGTTAAGTTATCAGCTAACTTTTTAGCACCGGCTTTGGTTATCTTCTCTTGTTCAGCTTCATTAGGGACTAGCTTGTGAACGTCTTTAAGCCAGCTTTCTAATTGCTCGGCCATATCATCTTTTGCCATAGCTAAGCCCCCTTAGTAACGAGCTTGAGTGTCAGGTAGTCGTAGGCTAGGTAGCTGCTTGAATCGTCCATACTGTCATTGATAACACTGTATAGGTTGCCTTGATATTGGCATTTAATACCCTCTTTAACGGTGCTATTGTGACGTATGATGACAACAACCTCATCTAGTTGCTCGGCTGTTAATTGGTAGCTACTAGCAATGCTCCTAGTGTAAGGCGCACACCATAAGCTGGCCGTAACTACAAATGTCTGCTTACTAGTGCCATTAATAGGGTTCTGAACCGTCTTAGTCGTGCCTACTTGAAGCTTCCGGTTAAAGCTGGCCGGTGTAAGTTTATTTAGAGCCATTTATTCAGCCCCCTTAGCTAGACAGATTGCATTGAGATGGTCAACCATTAAGATGACTGCTCTAGGCTGGCCGTTGGTTAGGTTGCGGTCATAATACATAGCCTGTCCTAGTGTGATGATAGCCCGTGTATAAAGGGGGTTATCAACAATGGCTGGATAAGTGGCTAGTTCAATCGAGTCGTCTATAATAGCCTGAGACCCGTTTAATAGGGCTGTAACAGTGGCTAGCTCTTCGTCAGTCTGGTCAATATGCAACTCATCACACACCTGCTTAGCTAACATCTCATCAATTGTGATTAATATAACCCCCTTTAATAGCCGCCCTTGCGTATTGTTGATTTAATTGGCGACTAGATTAGACTATTTAGCTGTTGTAGTGGTCGTAGTAGTTGGTGCTACTGTTGTTGTACTAGTAGTTGTCGTAGTTGGTGCTACTGTTGTTGTACTAGTGGTTGTTGTAGTTGGCTTATTTGGTGCTACTCGGAAAGTTTAAAGTTAAGAACTTACCAGCGTCAGGGTCAGCAACTACTGTATCTTCACGGACAATTAATTGAAGTTGTTCGCCATAGACGTAGTCATCAGTCCACTTAACACGCAAGTCTTTAAAGTCGGCAACCGTCACAAATGAATGAACAGAGCCAACAAAGGCTACTTGGTCTCCATCTTTGGCACCTAAACGCTTGTCTTCAACAACATATACAGGTGCACCTAAAATGGCCTTACCAGTAGCTGAGGCAATGTCATCTTGTAATAGGTAGCGTCCTTCATTGTCCTTCAATGTGTCTAAGGCGTCATAACCAGACTTAGAAATGACAACAACACGGTTAGAATACTTGTAAGTGTCGTTATAAGCCTTCTTGAAGTCGTCAAATGAGGCTACCGTTGAGGCAGTAGCAGTCTTCAAAGCTGAGGCAATATCAGCGTTCAAAGTGTTGTCGTGAATTTGGGTGGCATAGTCACCAATTAATTGTTCAATTTGGACATTTGAATCAGCATCATCCAGCAATTCTTGAGATACTGGGATAGCACCTCGATAGGTCTTCAACTTGTAGTCAACACCTGATAGAGCCATCTTAGCTAATTGTGGGTTTTCGGCTAATTCTGCGGCAGTTGCTAAGGTCGTATCAGTAGCTGACAATACAGGTAACGTACCAGCTGGTGCATTAACACTGATATGGTTTGCTAACCCTACTAATTCGTTTGTATTGGCTGGCTTTTCAACGGCTTTCAAAACGGCATGTGGTAAAGCTACACCATTTGAGCCAGTGGTTGTACCATCGGCAACTGTTAAGTCACGCTTGGTTAAATAGTTGACAAAGTTATCTCGTTCTAAATCCTTACTCATCTTTGGCTTAATTTGCTTCATCGTTCCATCTCTCTTTTCAAGTTTAGTTTTGTCTGAATCTTGTTCTAATTCGCTGTCATCGCTATAATCATCATCACCTGAGTCATCTGAGCTGTCATCTGAATCATCGTCATCATCTCTGGTTTGTTCACCTGCGGGTTGGTCAGCTGGTTTAGCCATGGATTGAATAGCCTGTAAAACTTGGGCTACCATTTCAGGTGATACTACTGCTTCACCGCTGGTTGGGTCACTAGCTTGGCTGTCTTTAGCGGGTGCTTGTGATTGTGTAGCTTCACTAGCTTGGCTGTCCTTAGCTGGTGCATCTGATAAAGGTGCTTGGCTAGCTTGGTCTTTTTTATCTGCCATTGTTTGGTCTCCTTTATTATCGTTATTGTTGCTTTCATTACTTTCACTGCTTTGGGTCGCAATCTTATCAAGGCTACGTTGAACCATTAAACTAGTCTCAGTGTAGGCTGGTAATGAGGTGATGCTAATCTCAGCTATAACCCCAATCTGATTGATTGTGTGTACCTGTACGCCGTTTTCAACTGACCACGAATCATCATCAATGGTAAATCCAAACGACATGCCTTTAAGGTTTCCATTTAAAATGTCGGTATAAACGTCATGGCCTAGTTGGGTGTCTGGCAAAGTAGCGGTAAAGTCTAGGCCGTTTGAATTGAGGTCTAATTGAAGCGTGCCTGAATCAGTTCTAGCTAAAATATTGCCAAAATCGTGAGAATAAAGCAGTTTAACATCGCTTAAGTCGACCTTATTAAAGGCTTGGTCACTAATGACTTCGACAAATGGCATTGGACTAGATTGCTGGTTGAATACTACGGCCGTACCACTAATGACATGTTGAGTGTTTCCTTGTTCGTCCTGTACATCACGTGTTGTGAAGTTTGTCGGTAATGAACGGACATCAATTTGATTGCTGTTCTTGGTTGCTGTTAATGTCATCTTGATTGATTAACCCCTTTCTAACTAAGATTGATTGTGCTTGACTAGGTGTTAACACAGGTGTATGACCGCTATTTAATTTAGCAATCATGGCTATTGTTTGTGAGCCATCTACATCAGTGCTGTCCCTAATGTTTAACTTTAAGTCTGGCAAGTGTAGCTTGAATGCTAGTTCGCTTATTAATGGGTTGATATACCTGTTCAATGAGCTGGCATAGAACGACATAATCTGCTGACTGTTTGATTGTGCGTCTGCTTTATCACGGTTCAAGTATGAGCTAGGCACACCGAACGCCTCAGCTACCCTATCTGCTCCCCAGTCGATTGAATTAAGGAACTTAGCCACGTCAGAGTTAATCTGAATAGTTGATACGCTAGCCGATTGGTCAACAACCATTACTTTACCTGCGTTGCTTCCACTGTTAGCTTGTACAAACTTGTCTCTAATTGCGTCCTTAGCTTCGGCTGTTAATTGGGCGTCTGGCACGGATATAACCGCACTAGGATTAATTGCATTGGCAATTGTGCTTAGGGTTAGCCGGTTAGCGTTGTCAGTAACAGCAATTGAATCGGTTAGGCTTTGCAAAGGTGAGACACCAACAAACAAGTCATCGTTAGTTACTTCCCCAGTTGGCATCAATTTAACGTGTATCATCTCTGAATTATCAGCTAGGACTGTCCCACGCTTGTCACCAAAGTTAATTTCATACTGCACACTAGAATTGTCATCGGCCAGCTGGATAGTTACACATGAGGTTGGTACTTGTTCTAGCCACTGTGCAACGCCATTATTAGAGTGGATTAATAGGTAGCTATTACCAGTTAGAAGCAATTGAATAATGCTAGATTGCCAAAACGAGTAGCCATTTATCAGATTAGATGGCTGTTTTAACAGCTCCTCATACATTCCACTATTTTGAAAGTCACAACTAGCAATATCACTTGAAATTAGGTTAATCATGGCGAATATATCCACATTTTTGAGTGCTTTGTCAGCATTGATAAAGCCTTGTGGCACTAATTTACCGCCAACACTAGCAAAACTAGGTGAATATGACTGACTAGGAATGTACTTTGTCCGTGTCTGCAAGTTAAATGGGTTTAAAATACTCACTTAATTACCTCCTTTCATTCAGATTTGTCCTGTTTAGGACTTAAAATATAGCCAATTATGATTAAAGCAAGCCCTAGAATGAGCCAGCCTAATGCTGTGGCTACTAAAAAGGCCGCTATCACAATGGATAACAAGCCTAAAACGACTAGAATGAACGGTGTTAACGCCCATGCTAGCTTTAAATACTGTTTAATTGTCATCTTGATACCTCTTTCACTGGTCTAGAAGCCAAAATTATTGATAAAGTAGTCTGATACATCCTCGTTAGACTTCCCTTTGAAGGGGTGCTTAGACGTTACCTCTGGTTCATTCCTGTTTGGGTCGGTATACCAGTATTGAGACTCACTTAGGGCGTCTATAATGGCGTCCACACAGTCTATCTTCTGGCTCTTAGCATACTTGTCTATCTTGATACCAGCATTGGTCGGCCATGTAATAGCATTGCTTAAACTAGCTGTCATAATGGGGTCATCACTGAATGTTATTAGGCCACGTATAAACATTTTTTCTAGCAACCTAGTTGGCTGGTCTAATGATGAGACCTTTTGAGCCAAACTTATAAATGGAATCTCTGGATTGGCTGCTTCTAACATGTCGATTAATACTTTGGCCGTCCATGCGTCATACACAAAGGCTTTGACATTTAAATTGTGTTGTTCGACATAGTCATTAAAGTAGGCAGCTATCTCATCGTCATCTATAAAGCCGTCTTCATTGTGGCTGATACTAGCGAACCCTTTATCATGGGCTAACTGGTAATTTATATTGTCTCGTTTAGACTTAATCCCAATTGAGCCTTGACTATGGGCGGTGGGTACAAATGAGTGCTGGATAATGTGCACCTTTTGCTTGTCACCATCAAAGTATGGGAATAAAAAGGCTAGTGAGCTGTCATCGTCTAGGTGGCTTAAATCTAGGCCTACATATGTGTCCCGGTTATCAATACTAAATGGGACATCTGATATAGCCTTGTTAATGTCGTCCAATTCAAGGAATTTCGATTGAGACACTTTAAGCCAGCAGTTTAGGTTACGGTTTTGAAACCATGTTAATCGTCCTGCTTGTTCCTGCCTATCCTTCTCAGCATTTAACCCAGCCATTAAGCGGTCGTGCATACTTGGTAAGTCTAGTAATGGGTTACTCTTAACCCATAATTCAGGCTTACTAGTTTCATCAAGGCTATCTTGTTCCCAGCATAGGAATAGTTGGTCATCTGATTGCCTGCTATTGTCCTCTGATACAGCCTTAGACAGCCGTTTATAGTCGGCGTACATAGGCACGTTACTGTTCTCATATGCGCTAGATGTTACAATAATCTGCTTGTTGAATTGGTGCACGTTCCCACTAGACATACGGCTAATAACACCGTCTGAGTAAGCTGGGTCACCATATTCATCTAGTACACTCAACGTAGCATGTAAGCTATCAAACTTACCTGAGCCGGCTGTTAATCTTAGTATCTGACTCTTGTTGCTAAATGACTGAATTAAATCAGCACTAGCTGCTATGTCTTGCTCATCTATCAGCCTTTTAAATGGCTCTAGGTTTTGTCCTAGATAATCCAATGTTGATGATAAGTACCGCATTCCTTTTTTAGAAATCTTGTCATTTGTCCCAACGTAAGTAAAATCTAGGTTCTTCTTACCTTGATTCTCAATTAAATAGGCGTAGGTTATTAGAATGTTGGTTAGATAGGTCTTACCATTAGTCCGGCCTATTGATAAATAGACGTAGGTAAAGCGCTTTTCACCAGTCTTTTTACTACGCCAGCCATTAATTAGGGCTAGTATTGCGTCCTGCCATAATAACAATGGTGTAGGTATGCCACTTTCAACGTCCGGACACAGCTTGCTAAACTTGATGATTGACCTGACTGCCTTTAAATCGTACTTATATGGGAAGCTATCTAGTTTAGTTCTCTTTAGGTCATTCAAATGTCGGAACATTGCCAGCTTGATTTTACGGCCTGCTATCTGTTGCCCTGATAAGACTTTGATAGCGTATCTAGTAGCTGGGTCTTTATAGGTTGCTTTAATATCGTCCCAATAATGCTGGCTATCTAGTTTGGCATATTCTAAATCTGGTTCAATGCCAGTCTGGTTAAAGTCGAACTCTTTAATGTCAGCCTGCTTAGAAGTCAACATTGTCACCCCCTAGGAGGTCAGCCATGGTCTCTTGTTTATCCGTTGGCTTAGGTAGCTTTGCTAGCTCGGCTCGACTAGCTGGTGATAGCCCTAGTTGTTGGCCTAGCATGTTCAACTTGGCTGTGGCATCACTGAGTGTTTTAGTAGCTGGGTTAGACTTAAAGCCTTCAAAGTGGTGTTCATCAATCACTTCACCAGTTGGCGTCATCACAACCTTATATAGTGCATACTGTATGCCGTTCTCTTTGATGTCCTCATAGGCTTCCCTCAGTAGCTGATAGTTAAAGCAGTAACTCTCGACTAAGGCTCTATCAGACTCTTCTAGCTGGTCACCAATTAGTGGCATCAATCTAGTCCACATGCTTCTACCTGTTGACTTCAAGTACTTGGGTGGCGTTTGACTAATCTCGTTGCCTTTTATTGTCATATGTTGGCCTGACCTCCTTTCATATTGTTGTTATGTATGCCCTCTGAATGCCTGTTATAATAAGCTTAATTTTAATTGGGGCTGATTTAGACTAGTTGCTTATATGCCCCCTATTAGGCCTAATTTTAGGTTGCAACCATCTAGGAATGCCTTTAAATCAACCTTCCTATTACCTACCTAGGTACCCCCTACTAAAAATATTTCAAATTAGAACGCATAAGGCGGTGAGTTTCGTATGGTGGTTGTTCTTCCCCTAAACGTTTGTGGGGGGGCTTTTTGCATAGTACAGATTATAAATGTTTGCTTATGACTAGGTAGCATTAATAAGTTATAGCTAAATGGTTTTTCACAAATTTAAAATTGAGAATGCTGTTATATCGGCGTTTTAGTTGGGGTTAATATTGGGCAACCATTTTAGCTTCATCTCTTTCACTGAATGGGTGAGCAAAGTTGGCTTTTAACTAGGGTAGCTTAGGGTAGTTCCCTTTAACTAGGCCAAATAAAAAGGCCACCTAGGTTGATTAGCCTAATGGTCTCTATTAGTGTGTTATGTTACGTGAATATATGTTGTCTTTCCATTAGCAATGACTCGTACTAAGCCATCATTGCTTTGATACTTGTCTGCTTGACATAGGGTTTGCTTGAACTCACCGTTAACCACAACCACTTTAGCTGATTCAATTGAAGGGTTGGCATTGATGAACTGCTCCTTCGCTTCTGCCATGGTAGCTTGTGCATCCTCATACTCTGTGTCAATATATCCTGATAGTATCCAGTAGCCATCTGTCGTGTGTGATACTTCCACTCTACTTACCTGCTTTCTTACTTGACTGCCTAATGTATCTGTCTAGGTTATTGCGTTCACAGCCTCGCACATAGTAGTATGCTAGTATTGCTGGGACACATATAGCAATCACAGTACCGACTGCATACCATACCATCACCGTCAGCAGTATGTTGAGTACTAGCCCATTTAATACTGGCACTAGACTAGCTAATCCCATTAGTCCAATGACAATCAATGCTCTTGCTAGCCACTTAGCTTGGTTCATCATCAGCGCTATTAATACTGCTAGGTTGTCTGACTCCTCTTGATTTAACTTATCCATTTAGTTGTCTCACTCCTTTGACTAGCTCTGCTGATTGTTGGTTCCCCTTATGCACGTCACTAACCAGCGCTATAATACCAGCTTGCAATACTTGCCTGTTAAGTTGATTGCCTTTATGGATGGCCTCAATGTCTTCCCTTGTGATTAATGGTGGATACTTAGTTGTCATATTTAACCTGCCACCTTTTTGATTCCCATTCATCTATAGTCGGGTTCCACATACCTAGGTCTTCCCATACTGTTGGGTCAGCTAGTTTAGTGCCCCACAATTCAAGTGGTGCTGAATCTGGATACTCTTTGCTTAGCCTAATTTGAGTGCCTGACATGGTTCCTTCTAGATGGGCTGATATGCCTTGCTTGTGTAGCTCTAGTAATGTTTTCACTGCATTTAGTAAGTTCATTTGATTCTCTCCTTGATTGCTTTCTGCCACCATTCTCGGCTAATATGTTTTAGTTTGTTGACTCCGTTTGATTGTTCTTTAATTGATTCTTCCAGCCTAGTTTTGATTGCATGGCATTCTGGACATAATAGCCATAGGTTAGTTTGGCTTAATGACTGTTCTTTAGTACCAACCTTGTAGGCAACAATGTGGTCGACATAGCCTCGTTTGCCATCTAGTCCGATTGCTTTACCACAGCATTCACACACTCCCATAGCTTTCGCAAAGGCTAACTCTCTTGCTTTGTGCCAACTAGTTGAATGGTAGAACGCATTAGCTTCTGGGTCTCTAGTTGTGGCATTATAGTGAGCCATATGAGCGTTTGATAACTGCTTACCCTTTACAGTTGATTTAGCCTTATCTCGCTGATTGATATATGCTTGCTTGCGTTTCATGTTGGCCAGCTGATGCTCGTTACAAAAGTCTGTTCCCTGTTTGACTAGCCGTGTACATCCTCTTGCGTTGCAATGTTTAAGCCTCATTAGATATGCCCGCTTCCTTGATGGCTTCATTTGATTGGTCTATCCATTGCTGTGCTTTAGTCTGTGCCCCGATACACTCTCTGATAAAAGCATACTGGTCTGATTTACTAGCTTGTTCAAATGCTCGTAGAATAGTGCCTTGATAGCGAACTGTTGAATCTGCTAATAGTTCATTGACCAGTTTAGTATGGCTGTCTATCCAACTTTGTATACTGCCTTCTTTGTCAATTGTGCTAAATAGTTCGTTTAAACTGTTTAACATGTACAATTTAGAATCACGCTTGTTGTCGGTGACTAAGTCGAACTTTGAACGGCACTTATTAACATAGCTGGTTGCATTCCTTAATCGGCGCTGATACTGCTTGTTATTAAGTTTAAGCACTGCCATCGTTTCTAGCTTGCCGTATCGTAAGGTTAGGTCAACAAACAACCTAGTTTTGTCTGTAGGGAACTGGGCGACAACTTGCTGTAGCTTAAACTCGCTTATATCGGTTGTATTCCCATTATCATCGGATAATCGAATAATGCCAGTGGATACGTCTTCTAGTTCCGCTGCATGTTCCATCTGTGCCCTCTTACCAAGTTGCTTAAAGTGCTTTGACACTAGGTCTAGCCGTGCATACGTAATCGACCAGCCTAAGTTGGTATCATGCGCTGTAACTAGCTCTGATAATTGAGTGGCTGTGTACCGATTGAATCGGTGGCTGAAAAGCTCGTTTAATAGCTCCTGTTGGGCATCGTTGTCAGATAGCTTAAGTGTGTTAGCTACCGCGTGTTGATTGGTTCGAAATGTGCGCCAGTTGATAAGTTGCTTGATAATGTCATCATTAATAGTCTTCATATATTCGCCCCTTAGAATGGCAAGTCGTCATCTGTAACGGTGATTTGGTCATTGGTTGGCTTATCAGACGTTGCAATTGGGTAGGCTACCATTACTTGCATCTGTACAACTCGCTGGCCGTATTGGCTACCATCATCTTTGATATACGTGTTAATTTTGCCAGATAACAGCATCTTAGTATCTTGCTTGATATACTCACTTACTGCCCCATAGGCGATGAATGGGAGATTATAAAACTCCGGTTGGTCAGTCTCTTTGTTTTTGCCACGGTATATCCCAACTGTGCCTAAAGCCATCTTAGTGCCGTTTGAGTTGCCGGTATTTGTAACTTGCATGACATTGCCCGTTACTGTAATTTCATTTAAATCCATTATTTATTTATCCCCTTTAATTTTCTCGTTCATTTGATGGTTGCTATATAATTGCAATGCAGTTGATAGTACCAACCATGTTATCCAGAACGCTGTCATATTCACGATTAGGCAACCTCCTTAGCTTTGTCGGACTTGGCATCAGTGTCATTATCACGAGCAACTGTCAAACCTGTTGCTAGAGGCTTCCCACTATTGACATGGGCACTGATAGCTGACTGTGATACGCCCAATAATTTTGCCATTGCAGTTATTGACTTGGCCTTAAGTACAATCTCACCCTCCTCATTAATAGCGATACATGCATGTCTAATTTGGTTCATACGATGCTCTTTACGCAGGTTATCAGCGTGTGTTACTCGCCTCAGGTTGCTTAATCTGTTATTTGAACGACATGAATCAATGTGGTCTATGTCTGTTAGTGTCTGTGATTCATCTGCCGATAACGGCATGAACGTATCTAGCACTAACTTGTGTACCAACATTGCGTGTAATTTGTGGTCAGTATCAATCAAGTTAACTTGCATGTATCCTAAACCATTGTCATGAGGCTGAATAATGTGACCTACTAAATGTCTCTGCCCATTGGTAACTTTAATCATCCTATCGGTTGACCTTACACGTCCCATTGAGGACACTTGATAAGCTCCGCTATATCCTGCGATATCACGCCAGATTTCTGCTGTAACTACTTTATTTTTCATAATTTTTTTCTTCCAATCTATTTGTTATTTTTATGTACTTGGAGATTTAATCAACCTTATAAGTTCATATTACAGAGAACCCATGTTGTTTCTTTTTTACACTAGATAATTTCTGCCCTTCTTCTTACACTTTGTAATATAAGGAAGAATCTTATAAATTTACCGATTTCAACACATTTCAAAGTGTCTTAATAAATTCTTAATAATTATGTAGACAAATAAAAAGAGCCCCATATTGGGAGCTCTATAATTGTGTTATTTAATTGGTTGGCTAAAATGGTGGATTGAAGTCAATATTTGAGACAGATTTTAAGAGACATTCAGAACCGCGTTTACCTTCCACAGCTCAAATAAATCATTAATCGTGATTAATAACTTATTTGAACCATGGAAAGCATTAAATCAGGCGGCCATTTGGCTCGTAAGTGTTGCGATTTCAACTTGTAAGGGGGTCTGGTAGCCCAGTGAACTATGAATTCTCTTCCTATTGTAGAAAGCATGCACATATTCAAAAAGGACAGCAGCGGCAGTTTCATAATTCTCAAAGACCGGCACTGGATAAACACATTCCTTTTTGAGGGAAGCATGAAAAGATTCCATTGGTGCATTATCGTATGGACACCCCTTACGGCTGTAAGAGTGGCGGATATGTAGTTCTGTTAACCGTTGGTTGTAATCATCGCTGGTGTACTGTGATCCTAAGTCTGTGTGGATAATCAGGTCCCCAGTAATGGTTCGATTTTTAACCGCGCTTTCCAGGGTCTTTAAGACTAAATCAGTATCCATCTTTTTTGAGAATGAATAGCCGATAATTCGTCTTGAGTGCAGATCCATGATGGTTGATAAGTAACACCAGCCATTACGCTTCGTTTGAATATAGGTCATATCAGCGGTCCATTTTTGATT